ATAGTACTTTTACTAAGTACATACTACGGTACTTGACATTTAATTTTTTTAACTTCTCGTCATCTGTTTCACCATCATTACGAAGTTCAGTTTGATGTTCACAAATAGGACAAGGTTTACCAAAAGTGGTAGGGCACACTACTGTATCTTTTCCTACACCAACGTCACGATGAATTTTAAATGGTTTTTTATACCATATAACACCTTTTTCAATTTTATCCATGTGGTTTTTGTCAGTTACTTCATAAGGTATTATATCAATAACTGCTACTGTTTCCGTTTCTGGATTAAAAACTCTAACTCCTTCTGGTAACTTTAAATAACCATAAGAAGCACCACTACTACGCATTTCAGCGTTTTCAACTGCATTACCGTACTTTCTTTTTTTGTCTTTCTTTCTCATAACTTTTTTTAATTATTTAATATAAATAACTTTTTAATAATTTGTACAAGGTACATTAATTAGTAACATTATTACTAAGAATACTACTGTAAATATTGTTAATACAAATAATACAAGAGGCATATTATCTTTTAACCAATTTTTCATTTCTTTTTGTTTTTACGTTTAATTTTTACTTGTTTATCCACAGCATCTTTTCTGTCCTCCTCATGATTTCTCAATTTAGACAAATTACGTGGTACATTGGGTCCTGCAAAGTAATCAGCAGTATAAAGCTTAACCATATTCTCTAATGCAGATTTTCTGGTAAAGCTTATTTCATTCTTAGCAACTTCAACAAGGTCTAATTCTTCCTGAACTTCGATTAACTCTTGTTTTAATGCCATGTGCTTTTTGTGTGTACGGTAAAATGCTTCAACAGTCTGAATTGAACCTTTAGGTTGACCTAAGTATTTGTTAGGGTTTTCCCATGCTTTTCTAATTAATTTACTTCGTGTCACCTTAATCTTCTCATCAAGGATAGCTACTTTCTTTTTGATTGTAGCCCATTCTCTACCGTACTTAACAGCTAATTCAGGTTGGTCTAACCACTCTAAATCTAATGCAGCATCATTGATTTTTACATCCTTTTTATAATCTAATTTCATAGCATTATTCTTTTCTTTTTTTACGGATTGCTTTTGCTTTTGTTTTAATTATAGATTCTATATCATTAATTCCAATTTCAATTAATTGAATGGGATCATCTTTCTTTTTATATACTTTACTAAAACCAGCTTCTACCTTTATAGAATTGTAGTTACCAGTATTAATTGTTTCAGATACAGTTACCCATATCTTTTGTTCTTCATTTTTTTCCATAATTATTTATTTTTATTTTTATTTTCATTATTAATTAAATATCCCCATTGCCAACGTATAAATGGTAATATTAAATTATGTGAAACTCCTTCAAGATTCAATACATCTCCTTTAAAAACATCTTTCCAATACCCAATACCAATTATGGGTGAAATTTTGATAAAATTTGATTTAACTTTTTTCATTAAATTGAATTGTAAATATAATAAAATAAAATTGAATAAACAAACAGTTTTAAGAACTGTTTTAAAATCAGCTCATTCACTGTAATAGTAAGAGTAGCAAGCTACAATAATTTGAGTAAATCCCATATCGTAAGTTGGAGTGGAGAACTCCTCAACCATTGTAGCTGCTCTTTTATGAGAACCTTTCCAATCATTACCTAAAAGAACAGATTGACAGTAACCTAATACATGTCTTCTTACACTTTCAGCATTTTGATTCTTTAATCCTTTTAAAATTACTTGTGCAGCATCAAATCCCTCTTGGTTTAATAAAGATCTACACAATAAGATACTTTCACTTTCTTCTACCTCGTAGTTTTCAGCGATTTTAAGACGTTTCTTTTCTGAAACACTTAATACTTGCTCTAATATGTTTAAAGCGTTTCTGGGGTGTCCCTTTGCATTACTGATAATAGATTTATATACTTTCTTATTCAGTTCATCTTTTTCTTTCTTGACCACATATTCCAACAAAGATTTCATATCATTATTAGATAATAATTCAAGTTGGTATTGAATACACCTACCTTTTAAAGTTGGTTTAAGTTTTTCTGGATTAGTTGTACATAAGAAGTAGTAAACGTTTTTAGGTGTATCCTCTAGCTCTTTTAAGAAACCTTCTTGTGCTGCGGAACTTATCATGTGAACTTCATCCATAATAAAAACTTTAGCACCACCACCAGTAGGAATAAATCTACTTTTTTTACGAATATCACGAATTACATCAATACCTGTGAATTGAGCGGAATCATATTCTTTTAATGATTTCTTTGCATTTAATTCATTGGTTAGTATTCTAGCTAAGGTAGTTTTACCTGTACCAGTTTTACCTGTAAATAAGATAACTTGTGGTATCTCTTTCTCTTTTATAAGTTTAGATAATGAATCTATTGTTTCTGAATTACCGTATATCTTATTAAGTTTTTTTGGACGATATTTTTTGTATAAATTCATTTTTTATTTTTAGATTTCTTTTTCTTCCTTTTAGTTTTTTCTTTCTTTTTCTTTTCTTTTACTTTAATAGCATCCTCAACATATACTTCACAAGTCCAAGGTCTGCCTATATTAGGATTAGCTGATTCACCACAAATAGTTACTGAATTAGGAAATAATATAATTTTATAAGTAGATTCAAGGTCCCCTGGAATGTGGAACTTATCTCCTAATTTAAAAGAAAGACCATGAATAGTATTGATTGATTTAAGTGGTTTTAGTCGGTAGTGCCTTATATTATTTAGTTTTTTAAGGATTATTTCTAATTCTTCTTTTCTAATTTTCTTTTCTTCTTCGGTAAAACCTAAACCACCTAAAAATTTTATTCTTGACTTAATAGATTTTTCAATTTCTAGGAAGTCCCTTTGGTGTTGTTTTTTCATAATTAATTAATTTTATATTTTTCTTTTTTACTCCAAGGTGCATCAATTGGACATAATTCACAATCTATTTCTAAAGGCACATATTTGTTTCTTTGTAACGCTTTTTGTCTCATTTTTTCTTTTGCTGCTTCTGAGTGTTTTCTGCCATACATTGGGTTATTTATTCCTATGTTTTTTCCTTTTCGTGATTTTGTCATTTTTTTAATGCTTTCTTTAGAATGTTTCTTTCTATACATAGGATTATCAGAACCAATATTTTTACCAAGTTTAGAAGCTTTCATTTTTTGTATAGAGGATTTAGTATGTTTTTTACCCTCCATAGGATTATATTTTCTTTGTTTTGCTAATTTACTAAGATGTATTTTTAGCTCTGGATTATTTTTATAATTAGCTAAAACCGATTTACTTATTTTATTCTTTATTTCAGGATTATTTTTATAATTGGCATTTGCTATCTTAGCAAATTTCTTTCTTTTCTTTTTTGAAAGTTTATATCCGTTTAAATGTAAATTAAAGTTTGGTTTTAATTTTTTGATATACTTAATTTCTAATTTACTAAGCTTTTTCTTTTTACACACTTCTAAAATTGAAAAACTTAAATCATTTGCTCCATGTTTATTATAATGTTTCTGTAATTTTTTATTCGTATGGTATTTATTTTTCAAATAAATAAGATGTTCTTTACAGCGTCTATAATAATGTGATGTAGCACCAATGTAAATTTTACCAGTTTTATTAGATTGAATTTCATAAATACAACAAATTCTTTTCATATTTATTAGTTTATTTTATATTCTTTTTTAGATGACCATGGCATATCTACCCCACATAACTCGCAAGATATTTCAAGTGGAACATTAATCCAAGGGAAATGCTTAACTACATCCAAAGTCATAATCAATTTCATAACTGAAATTATGTGGTCTTTTTCTGGTGGGTATAAATCAAATATTATTGCATCGTGGATTTGACCTATTATTCTTGTTTTCCATCTATCATTTAGCATTGCTTTAATCGCTTCAATTAAAGACCACAACAATACATGAAAGGCAGAACTTTGCACAGGATAATTAATGCAATCCTTTTTATTCATTACACCTTGAAATGTAAATCCAGTCTTATTGTAGAAGTAACCATCTTTCAAGTACTGTTGGTACCAATCTTCTTTCCATTGATTGTACACAGAGAACCTTTTATTCCAAAAATGATTTTCAATACCTTGCAAATGTTTTGTGAATCCAGTAGGTTGACTTACTTTTCTACCATTTTCATATTTAGGTAAACCTAAATGGTCTATACCATGTTTGATTAAATGTTTTGCAATTGTCTTGTTCTGAAACTTAGCACCATCAGTATCTTTCCACTTTCTATGTTTAGGTAAACCCATCCATTTGAAAGAAGATAAAGTATAAGCAAAACCAACATGGTAGTCACCATAAAAAGCAGGAAACACAAAACCATTCTTTGTAGCACTTCTTGTATATAGGTGTGTCTTGTCCTTATTGTCAAATTTCTTTATTTTAAAGATTTGTTCAGCCATGTCTCTGTGCATATCAGTAGTAGGATCTTTAATATACTTCATCATGGTTGGGTCATTGTGATATGCTTCACCAATGCGTACTTCAAGTTGTGCATAGTCAAGTTCCATTAACTGGTTACCTTTACTTGGATAAATAGCACCTCTAATGATATTCATTTGTTCGTCATCTCGTTTGGGCATATTCTGAAAATTAGGATCAGAACTACTCCCACGATATGTAACAGGTATATGTAAATGAAAGAAAGGATGAACAACATCATCAACAACTTCATTTTCAAGACCTTTTAAAAAGGTTTTCTTTAATGTTCTGAATTTACCTATTTTTAAATAAGATTCTAAATCAGGTATTCCTAAATCCTGTAATGCTTCAATGTCTGTGGAGGCATTACCTTTGTCTGTTCTCTTTTCTACTTTGTAACCTAACTTATTATAAATAAATTCTCCTAACTGTTTGCCTGAATAAATATTGAACGTACCTGTTGCTGATTTCTTCCAATCTTTGTAAAAACCAGTCTTTGAAAACTCATCTTCTAAGCTCTCAATTTTCTTTGTTAGTACTTTCTGTTGCTTCTTAATGTACTGTACGTCCACTCTCATCCCATGTTGCTCACAGCGAGACAAAGCTAAAGCGCCATCATGCAATAATTTATATGCTTCGTTTGTTTTATCATTTAGGTATACCATCATTACTTCTTAAATTTAACGATATTTATGGTACAATATTGTTTATTCAAAATAGAACCAGCATTTTCCCAATCAACACACAACTTTTTAAATGCCCAAATAGGTACCCAATAGTCAAATGACTTATTAACTGAATGTTTATCACAGGCAGTTCTTATTACATTGTTCTCTTTTAATGGAGGACCTGAATGTTCTCTCAATTCTACCATGATTGCATGAGTGGCTTGGCTGTCACAAAAATGACATTTTAAAGGTTCTTTTTTCTTTTTCATCTTATAAAGATTCTTTCAAACTTATTTGGAGTTGTTCTATACCTGCAATGTTTTGCTTGAGGTGTTCTGCTCTTTACTTTGTACTTTCGGGTTTGTAAACCACGATTAGCACAAGAGGTAAATAAAATAATTAGTAGTAATCCAATTAGTTTTTTCATTTGATTGATTTTTTAAAAAGTTATGTACTAATTAAGGTAAATGGGCGAGAAACTCCACTTGATAAAAATTCAGCAGATTCCAATGCCTTTAAAGCTTTTTGCTTAATTGTTATATCTTTTTGTTTTGACAATGAATATAAAACACCTAAAGCAAAATTCATTCCATCTCCGCAAGCATCAATTCCGTTTAAATTTTCTGCTACTTGAAAATCACTTTCAACTTTAAATAATCTATTTTTATGGGCTATTAAAAAGAAACCTCCCTTTTCATCACCATCAATAAATTTTTGTAAAAAACCACCATTTTTAAAACAATTTCTAACTTCATTTATAAAGTCAGTACACATATATTCATAAATATCTTTGTTTTTTATTTCAGGTGGTTTAAATGAAAATCGTAAAAGTTGCATCATTCTAAAAGAAGATGAACATCCTATAATAAAATCCTTATTTTTAAAAACTTTAACATCTTTATGCACAAATATATTTACGCTAGAAGTACCTGCGGAATCACCACCAATTATTGTTTTTTTCGTCTTTTTATCTACTAATCCTACAATACAAGTCATAATTCTTTATTTTAATGGTTGACTAAACTGGTATGTTAATAACAAAAATAAGGTAGAGGCATCTGCGTGTTTATGTAATATGTCCTCAATACTATATTTACATTCTCTTTGTAAATGTTTTAATTTAATGTACAATTCACTTAAATTAATTTTATTGTCATTATACCTTTGTATTAATTTTTGTATTTTCTTTTCCATCTTATGATTTTAAAAAGGTAAAACTATCTCCGCATATTTTTCTTCTTGTAATATTGCAAGTCTAAGCTCCAAAATTGAATCGTAGGCACAATACTTAAGACAAGCATTTCTACCACGTTTGGTAGATACAAACTTAATCATCTTATTTAAGCTATTAGAATCCTTTGCTTTTATGTAGTTAGCAACATCTTCATCATAAGCATCAATACCAAACATTACATAAGCCTGAAACTTTAAACTTGTAATGGATGAACGATTATCAAAGATGTGTGTCCAATACATAGTGTCATGTACCCAACCTTTAACATGCACACCAAATTTATTAAATGTCCAGTTCTCCTCAAACTTCATGTGTTGAGCAACCTTAGGTATGTACTTGTTGATTAAGAACCTTTTAAAAGGACTTAGTTTTTTTTGACTTATAGGCTCCATCTTTTTATTCAATAACATGAAAACAAAGACATGCTTAATCGAATCTGCAATAGAACAACAAATAATCTTTTGTCCTTTAGCATGAGGTTTAAGTCCTGTTGTTTCATAGTCAAAAGCACACCTAGTCATGTTTTTAATAGTAGATAACTCTTTCAGGTTCTTTTCTAATATAGTTATCTTTGGTTTAACAAACTTTCTGAAAGGCTTGTCAATATAAATAATAGCTTGTTCCAAGTCCTGTTCCCATATCAATTGAACTGCTGCTAAATCTTTAACAGACACATAAGAAGGATTGAACACAGGACAAACCCAAGCATTGTAGTACTGGTCTGGTATTGCCCAACCTCTCCATTTTGTCATTGAACCTAATCCCTTATGCCATCTATGACCTACAATGCTTTGAAGTGCAATCTTACCAAACACTACAATTACTTTTGGTTTGTACTGTTTGATTAATGCCAACATTTTCAATCTGCAACATTGTATTTCATGTGCTGTTGGTATTCTAGGCTTACCTGTTTTATGATTGTAAGGAAAGCACATTACAGCATTTACATTCAAACAATCTTCTTCCAAGTCAATGCCTAATTTCTTGTAAGTTGATTCCAAGATTGCATCTTGTTTGCTTTGAAATTGTTCACCTTTTCTATCATCCCAAGCAGTAGTAAACTCACCAATGTTTAAGATACTTTTTTTAAAGTTACCTGTTGCTGCAAGTTTAGGATGCTTTAAATCACCTTTGTACAAACCACAACTAACACAGGACAAACGTTTACCATCAGGTCTCTCTGCCAATTGTGTTTCCTTCTTCGTGAAGAATCCTATCATTCTTTGTCTTTAAATATATCTACTTCTTCGGTACGAAATACATCTGTAATATGTGCAATTAAAAGAATTGCAATAAAACCACCAAAAAGCCCAAATACCCACTCTGGTGAATTTGTATCTTTTAAAAATAAATATAATAAAACACCAATAGCTATTGGATTTTTAATTCTTGTGTTTGTTCCTTTAATGACTTTTCTTTTTTTCATAACTTAATTAGATTTAATTAGCTTCTCTACCTTTGCTTTTTTTAGCATCTTCAAATCCAGCTTTATATCCTTTTGTATATAAGGATTGAATGTACTGAGGTATAGTAATTGTCATAAACAGAATTAATACTTTAACTCCAGTTAAATCACCTTGATTTTTAAGCATAATAAAATACTCCTCAGTCAATTCAGCTAATTTTTCTTTTAATCTATCCTTCATTTTTTCCTTTATTTTTTTTCTACTAATTGTGTTTCCTTCTTTGTGAAGAATCCTATCATGTCAATCCTCTACTATTGAGAGTTCCGTCATATAAGACCATTCCTCATTCTTAAATATCAATCTGTCTTTGTAAATGGTACAAAATTGAATTTGCTTTAGAATATCCTTTAACAAGTAAGGTGTAATCTGAAAAGCAAATGGTTCAGCTTCATTAGTCAATTCTAATTTCTCTTTAAAGGTAGCTATTTGTCCACCAGAACTAACAGTCAATTTCTTTTTATTCATGGTTATCTTTATCATGAAATCTTCTGCAAATATCTCAGCAGTATCTAAGGACTCAATCAAATCTTTAGGAAACTCTACTTTAATACCTTTCTTACCTTCTTTCAAGTGAGCATTACAATCTGGAAACTCATCATTCAAAACTCTACAAGATATAACTGTACCAGCCTCATTTTTGAAATGAATCCATTCGTTACCTTTAGCTACTTGATTTGGATTAATACGAATGATTGAATTGATTGAAGATGCTGGAATCAATACTGTTTTTAAAGGTAACTTATCTTCAAAGGTGTATCTGAAAATTCTAAATCCATCAGAACTTTCAACTCTACCTTCTTTATTGATATGTACACAATTTAATTTAGCCTGAATCATATCCTTAGCTACACAACCTTTAGCCATTGAGATAGCTTCAATAAACTTCTCAGGTAAATCTTTCCACTTACCTTTAGAGATTAACTTCTCATCATCTAAAGGTAATTTAATTGTGGAATCAAGATTAAATGTAGCTTTAATTCTTCCAGCTTTCATAGTAATGTCTGAATCGCTGCTGGATAGCTCTATTTGCTTCGTCTTTACTTTAGAGATGAATTTGTACAGCAACTCAGCTTCGATAGCACCGGTCAGCTTTAAATCAGCTAATGGGTGTGTTATACAAACTTCATCATTGTATGTAATTACATTTTTCTTTGTAAACGCAAAAGAAGTTACTTGGTCTATTGTAGTTACTGTTGTGGCTAAACCTGGTTTTACTATCTCTAAGGCGTTTTTAAAATCACTTACTGATATTTTCATTATTTTCTTATAAGTTCAAATATATGAAATACTAAAGCACCATTTCTTAATTGAACTGTATCAATGAATTTCAATTTATTATTATTCTTAATTAGACCATCATGTCCAGTTCCTCTTATACAAATGGTTCTCATTTCTTTTCTTGTTTCCTTAGTATTTACTAAAGCCCATAAACATATTATTTCATTTTGAACTTGAACAGATAATATTTGTGAATCTAATGGTAGTTCTAAAGAGCCATTATTTTGAGTAGATAACTCATACTTCCAAACTGCTTGATTTTCCATTTTATATTAATTTTATTGTTTTATTAGTTGAGATAAAAACGGCAACCAAAAGCTACTAAGATTGCCGTTTTAAGGATTTAATGATAAGCGGTATTACTTTTTACTTTTCTTACCTTTTTTGTTTTTCTTGTCTTTTTTACCTTTCTTTTCTTTCTTAGCTGGTTTTTCTTCAACAGCTTCTTCTTCCTTAGCTTTCTTTGCTTTGGATTTCTTTGCAGCTTTAACGTTACCTTCCCAACCGATAACACCATCGACTTCAACCATCAACTTCTCGAACTTGTTGTACTTTGGATTTTTGGCATAAGAGATAAGGTCTCGAATTGCTTTCGCAGGATCCGGAAACTTTTCAAGTGCTTTTGCAGTTAATTTCTTCCTGCCTACTTTACCACCTTCTTTGTTGATGAAGTCTGTAATCCAATCAATTCTTTTCTGACGTTCAGCACGAATGGTTTCAAGGTCAGCACCAGAAGTTTTACCTTTTCTTTTCTTTGGTTCAACAACTACTTTAAGCATTGCTTTACGGAGTTTTTTCAGCTTATCAAATTTCTTTGCTTTAACTCCAGGAAATGATTCTTTGTTAGCTTTTGTAAGTGCTTTGAGTTCATCCAAATCGTCAAGAGCATTTACTTTCTCAGTCAACGTTGGTTCAACTTTTTTCTCTTTCTTTGTAGGTGGTTTGGTTTTAGTCATTTTGACTTTTCCACCTTCAAGTACATTACGCATTTGTTTTTTCAATACCATTGGATTGGTAATTGTGTGTAATGTTTTAGCATCTTTACCAAACAAATCAGGATTATTATCCACGATTTCAAATAAACCTTCACGATTGATTTTCTTGTTAGTTTTAAGTTCTTCTGCTAATTTGGCAGGGTCAACTTTACCTTTACCTTTTTTACCTTTACCTTTCTTAGCAGGTTTTTCTTCTACCACTTCGGCTTCTTCAATTACTTCCACTTTTGCTTTCTTTCCTTTTTTTTCTTTCTTACTTTTTTTAGTAGATTTTTCTTCTACTTCTTCTGCACCTTCAACAGCTTCACCATTTTTATTCAAATGAATATCAGGAAACATTTCAGCAAGTACATCAATTACTTCACCGGTTTCATCTTCCAAGTTTTTACGGTCGTCATCATCAATTTCCATTTCCAATACTTTTTTGTAGAGTTCTTTAGCTAACTCATCTACTTTTAACTTGGTGTCAAGTTCTGGTTTAAACGGGATTTGACCTTGAATGTTTTCATTTGCTGCAAGGACAGCTTTTTTTGTTAACTTCATTTTTTACCTTTTTAAATGATTATTAAAATTTAATTATTTGAAACGAATTGTAAAAGTATTATAATTTTTTAAGTTATGCAAATTATTACACGGGTATTTTTAGTTATTTTTGCTCTTTTTTACTTTTATTGATTATTTTTAAATCTTCATCAGAAGGTATTAATTCTGGACGTAAAGCATAATACTTTATCATTATAGATTCTCTAAGTTGTTTATGATATGCCATTGTTTCAGTTATTTCTTTAGCATAACCTGTCCCATCACAAGATGAACAATCATCTATTGGTACACCTATGTAAGTGTAATTTAATTGACCAGCTACATCCAAGCAGATACAAGTATATGGTTTCTTATTAATTACATTTTCTAATATTCCATTCTCTTAGGCTTCTTCATCTACTTTTTCCATCTTACTTTCATGCCATTTTATAAGACTTGCAAATAGCAATTTACGTTGTTCTTTGTAATAATCATCTGGAAACCCAATCTGTATGATATTATCTAACTCTTTTTTGTCTTTATTATTCATTCTAATAACTGTTGGTACTTAAATATATTTATTTTAATTTAAAGGAGAAGCTACTATACTTCGCTTCTCCTACTGCATTTAAGCAGCCATTTTTTGTGTTTTGCCGGTTATCGGCATTCATTCTCTCCACTACCTTTTGCAATTGCTGTCAAAACCAGTCAGCCCCGTTTACCAGTTTATTGAGTTATTGGTAACCTCATATTATAATTGACCTATATGCCGGTGTAGGTGAGGATATCTCCTCTTCTTACCCTCCGATGGAGGAATAATATACTATAATTACTTAGTGTAACTTAATAGAACCTACTATTGTGGAGCTGAGGGGAATCGAACCCCTGTCCAAACAACCATCTAATAGTTTCAACAAAAATGAATACTGGAAAAAGGATGAACCATCATTGATGTAACGAGCAATACTACATGATCGGTTCATCCTTTTATAGTTTACTTAATATTTGTTCATGTATCCTTTTAGCTATTTGTGCCATCATAATTGGTGGAATTGACATAGCTACCAAATAAAGTTGATTTTGATGCACATACTGATAATCAAGTGGAAATGAACCAATCTTTGCAATCGTATCATTGTCCAATACAGTGTTTTTATCAAGCCAATATCTGTTAATGGTTACTAAGGTAGAACATGGTTTATTTAGATTGACCACTCTATCTCCAAATCTATCTGGTAAGTAATTCATCTCAGCAGTCTTAGGTTGTCCTTTAGCAAATAACTTTAAAGGTACCCCCTTCTCGTTAAAGTCAAGATTAAGCTTCAACTTCATTCTAAACAAACCATCTTTCTTAATAAAAGGTTCTGCTAAGTCTTTTCTTATACCAATGATAAAAACTCTTTCTCTTTTTTGAGGTACACCCATCTTACTTGCATCCAACAAATAATGATTTGAGATGTATCCAGCTCTATCTAATTCTTTGTGTACCTTTTCTAAATATCTTACTGCCTTCCCTTGTAGCAATCCTTTGACGTTCTCAGCAATAACTATCTTAGGTTGAAGTTCTTTAGCTAAATCAATGTAATCAAAAAATAGAGTATCTAAAACCTGTGAGGCTTGACCTTCTTTAAACTTCTTATTCTTACCCCAAGTCTTACCTCTGTCACCTGCTAAGGAGAACGTTGAGCAAGGAGGACTACCATCTAATATTGTAAGATTGTACAATGCTTTAGGTAAATCTTTTCTTAATTTGAAAGTTTGTATTGGTTCAAGATATGAATACTTAGGCTTATGATTTAGTATATACGCCTTCATCATTCGCTTATCTATTTCATTGCAACCAATCACATCATAACCAGCAAGCTTATATCCCCAAGAACTTCCTCCTCCGCAGGAGAAACAACTAAACACAGAACCTTTGTCTTTTGTAAAATTAGTCGTAGCTAAATTCCACGAATAAGGATACGTATGCTTTTTTGCTTTTAACCTTTTTGTTTTCATAAAAAATTAGAGGTAGAAAAAACGGAAGCCCCTGGACGCATGAAATTAAAAAATTAGTCTAACATGAAAAAATCAATCTAAACCTATTTAACCTAAACTAAAAAACAACCAGAAAAATGGGACTTCCGTTAATCTTTAATTAGAATATGTAATAATACAAATGTAAACATTATTTTTCAATTTTGCAATAGTGCAAAAATCATTTTAAGCTGTTCTAAGCTACTTTTTCAATTCAGCAAGCAAATTATCTATTCTTCTTTCAAAATCTTCTCCAGTACTACTATTAGATAAGTAAGTATCAATTTCAATTGCACTTATATAAAAACTACCACTTCTTTTAAGGTCTGAAAGTAGTACAATGACCTTCATTTTTTGTTCCTTTGTCATAATATTTAATTTTAAAAGTATGAACCGAGATTGGGCTTTCCAATCTGCAATGCTTGTAATACGTAAACCAGGTCTGTATTGTGAAAACCATCCTCACGTAACACAATCTTATTTATTCTAACTATTCCTAGTTTACGTTCTCTACCATCTGGATCTTGATTTAAACCATACATGGCTGTAACGTGTGCTAACTTCCTTTTGTCTTCTGAGAAATTAGAAGGTGTTAATAAGTTCTGTAGGTAAGATTTTGCATCTGCTTGTGTAGGTGAGATTGTTAAGGCGTTTCGTTTTTGTGACATACCTCTTAAACCTCTCCATACAGAATCAATGGTATGTCTCATTTCGTTCATTGTTTGTCCCACTATCAAATCAGCGTAATCAGCTAATATAAGTTCAGGTTCAAA